GTGATGAAGCACTGAACAAAGAACAGCAAGCTACCCTCAGATTTCTAAAGAATGAGGTCAGCAAGTATGAAGAAGAAGCTAATCGCAAGAACTTCCATCCGAACATTCAACACGATCTGTGGAGAGCGAGGATGGAGCTAAAGAAATACACCGCTGAACTGCGTGATCAGGGTGTTAACATATAAGGAGAACGACATGGATTTGAGTGGAGAAAACTATGTCCCATCAGCGATAATGGATAAGCTAATCAATCAAGGTCAGATCGCTGAGGGTGTAATAGAAAAATACATGGCTACCATTGATTGGTGCAAGTTTATAAACTCTTTAGCCTATGGTGAGACTGAGGCTGCTCGTGACTTCATTGATATGATACTGCATTCTGATGGTGAAAACCCAGAAAACATAAGAGATTTATATCTCGACTACTGTCACTTCCATAAACACCTTCCAGATGCAAAGTGTTTCGAGATAGACAAGGATGTTTTCTATTTTGCAGTGGAAAACTTTGACAGGAACGTGCCTATGGAACCAGAGACACCTGTGCCAGTTGACTACAGACCATGCTCAGATGTCATGTACATATCTGTTGAAGGTATTGAGGGACTTAATCAGTCTTGGCTTGTCGTAAGAAATAAGCAAGACGAGAACCTTATACACTTTGGGGTTTGCCCTTCTAAGTACCGTCAATCATATGAGGAAGGGATTATGTTTCCTGCCGTGAGTACAGGCAGTTGGAACCTAGCAACGAATAAGATCACCAAAAGTCGATACGTTCAGTCTGATAACTTTGACAATGTTATTGAAGCAGTCTTTGGCATAATACAAATCATCAACAACCCACGTTTCCTTATCGACAAACCTGCGGGTACTCGTCAGCAGCGCAAACAAATGCACAGAGGAATGGGTAAGGCTGTAGATGTCTGGCACAAGATAACATGGAACATAGGCGATCCTACGGTAGCCAAGAAGCCATATGACGAAACCTTTCACAAGATGCCACTGCACTACACAAGAGGGCATTGGAGAAGAGCAAAAGAGACTGACCCTAAGTCAGTACAAAGAAGTAAAGCAATCAATCCTGAACACCGTAAAATGTGGTGGACTTGGATCGAAGGCTTTTGGTCTGGTCACCCCGCATTCGGGATAAAGAAATCCTACCATGCACCAAAAATAAAAGTTCAATAGAACTAAAGGAGTGGAAGATGAGCAATGAAGAAGTTACGAACCGTCAACAAATACGTGCTGACATACTAGATACAGCTAAAGAATACGTCACAAAAGATCGTGCAGCAGATCACGGCGACATGGAAGATAACTTCCTTACTATCGCAGCGTATTGGAACACGCATCTTGGTATTTATTCGATTGGGCCACAGGATGTTGCGGTGATGATGGCTTTGCTAAAACTTGCGCGGATCAAGCAGAACGAGAAGCACATAGACAACTGGGTAGATGCCTGTGGTTACATAGCCTGTGGTGGAGAACTCATTAGCGACTAGATAAAACAAGAAGGAGTGGAACAATGAAATATACTAATCCATATCGTAACAATTACGAAGCAATCCGCTATCTGTCAAAGATGATTGACGGATACTTTGAAGGTCATGGCTTTTGTGACAGGGGTAAGAAAGAAATATCTGACAACCCAGAACAGTTTGGTTGGAAGTCACACGACTACCCGCATGCGCCAGAGGCTTTCAAGTATCTACCTCAAGAAGATGTAGGTACAGCCGCTAGATATGGCATGCAATTGTTTAAGCGCATACGCGACTTGCGCAGGATCAATCGTGAGGTGGACACACCCAAGACCACCATACAAAAATCGAAAGAAGCCTCGCAGCTTAACGCACAAACATCTCTTAACTCTGCATTCCCATCCATCAGTTGGGATGTTGAACCTTTTATGAGAGGTGATATTAGCGTCGAGAAGGGACGAGGGACATGGGGTAGTTCCAAATACGTGGTTAGTGTTCCTGTCACTTGGAACAAGAAGGTATTCGACAACGGCATTGCTGAGGTCAGAGCGGGTGATGGCATGCGCTTTGTTCTGGATGCCAAGGAACGTAAGCTCGAACGTCTTAATGATATCGGCATACGTGCATTCTCTACTGCCGTACTCAAGGTCAAGAACAAAGAAGCCAAGATTGAGAACGCTTGGGTCATGTCATACGAGACATCTGATGATCCTGTTCTGGCAGTTCAGACTGAGTTCAACAAGTGCGAGAGCTTGATGCGTAGACGTATCAAAGATACGGTTACTAAAGAGCTACTTGATTTCTAAAAAAGAGGGCGGCGAGAGCCGCCCAAGTATGGAGCATTAACCTATCGTAACACGAGGTGATATTTGAACAAAGAGCTAAACGCTGATGAGATACTAGACCTTGTGCTTAGGCTACCATCATCAGCAAACAGAGAGCAGGTATGCGACTTGATTGTGAACGTGATCATGGCGTATGGTATGGCAGAAGACTTTCCAATTATGTCCTTGATTGTTAATCAAATACTTGAGCAGATCGATGATCATGAGGGCATAACAATACATTAGTTCGTTAACATTTCGCTCATGTTTGCCTTGCGGACTAATGTGAACTGGCAGGGATTGAGTGTACTGCTCGACGCTCTCCCTGCTTTTTTTATAAAAAAGGGCCACCCGAAGGTGACCCAGTATCATAGAGTGGAGAGGACGTGCTACATATGGGTGTAGAACAATATCCTGACACAAGAACTAGCATGCACTTTTGCATAGGTCAAACCGATTCAAACAACTTGTCAGTTAAGTTGCCGATAAGTCGCAGTGTTTCTCTACAATTAAGAACTGCTTAGAGGGGCCAGTCGTCATCATCTACCTCAGAGTATGGCACTGGTGCGTCAAGTATAGGATCAGGTATATGCTTCCTGTACGTTGATGTCGGGACATCGAACTCAAGCTCTGTGTCCCCCTGCTTTCCAACCCATGAGAAGCGACACTTCCAGATATGAATTTCAGAAACCCTAGAGTGTGCCGGATCAGGTCTGTGAACTGTTAGACCTACGTCAGCTTTCGCAAACCAAGCGGCACTACCGGATATGTCATAGCCTTTTGGAGCGGGAACTTTTCCTGACTGATCGCGCATCATCTTTGTTGGATGGGCTACGAACCACAGGTGTATACCGTGCGCCTGAGCGAAGACACGCAGCCGTGTCAGCATGTCAGATATCCATTCAGTTTCACTGACGTTGGCATCCCTCTGGATGTAGTTGTATGGGTCTACGATTGCACCGCGTACACCGTGCCGCATCACTGCAATCTTCAAGCGTTCGATGATACTATCGACTGACGACATGGAACCGTCTGCCTGATACAGAAAAGAAAAGTGCGATTGAACAAATTCCTTTCCCTTGCGCAGCTCGTCTGGCGTTATCCGATCCATTGCACCTTCAAAGAAAGGCTTGCGGATATACTTGCTGATGAGCTTGGCAATATGAAGACGCGGTTCGTTCTCGAAAGAACAGATCGCAAACTTCCAACGCTTCTCTTGTGCCATGTTCACCATGATCTGATCTATGAACTCAGACTTACCAGACGATGGGTGACCAGTGACAACAGTTAGCTGACCAGTGACAACGGTATACAAATCATCGACATTGTCGTAGCCAGTACTCTCGCCACGCCCCATGCCTTTCTCGTAGATGTCATCGATCTGATCATAGAAATGTTCTGCATCGTATAGACCTGCGACAGGCCACGGCTTGGCCTTTAATAAGACATCATCCACCTTATCTTTGCCGTGTTTCAGAAGGACATCGTTGCAGTCTTTGCATCCCTCTGGGTACTCAACCTTGAAGCATCTATCCTTTCCGATACGACGAGCGATCTCTTCCGCTGTTGCCTGACCCGCAGGGTCTGCATCCATAGCGATGATGATACGACGAGCGGCATCGATCTTTTTCTTTGCTGCCCATAAGAACTTGAATTTATTATCTTCTTTCGGATCGATGTTACCATCGACAACCTTTATGACCGCGCCATTTGGTATTGATACAACGCTTTCGTAACCTGTCTCCATGAATGCAAGCGCATCCATTTCCCCCTCGCAAATGATGAGATCATCATCACGCTGCACGTTATGTAAGTTGAAGAAAGTTTGAGGTGCGCCATTGCAAATGAACGCCTTGCTATCGATGGATCGTATCTTCTGTGCATACTCTTGTCCCTCATGGTTTTGATATGGGAACAGGATGCTTGGTGTCTCATGACCTATCGATTGGAACCATGTGACGGATGACTGAAGGTTTGCTTTCTCTGCTGTTTCTGCACTGATGCCACGGCTTTTTAGCCACGCCAGTGCCGCCTCAGTAAGTGAGGTCTTGTCTATCTTTTTGGCTACGGACATTGTTTCCACTCTGTTTATTTTTTCTACTCGCTCTGCCAACGGAACAATCCCCTGCTGATTGCAGTGCCAACACTGAAACAGTATCTTGTCTTGTTCTATTTTTAGAGAGAGCGTTCTATCGGTTTTGTTTTTGCGGCTTGGACTACAGCTTGGGCATTTTATTTTATGTTGACCTTGCCCTAATCTGTACGCCTCGCCACGAACTTGTTGTTCGATTTGCACGGCTATCTCCTACTCTGATTTGCCCATCATAGCGAAGACGGATACGAGTAGTCAACTTGCCAAATTTTTCCCGCCTAATATATAATATATATACTTAGTCTACCGATATATAATATCGTCTACCGAACGTCTTCCGATATAAGATAGTCTGGTATTTTTTTTATGTCACAGGAACGAACACGAATAACCGAACGTGGATTTTCTTTATCCAGACCCCAGTAAATAAACTTCTGCTTCACCTGCCTGTCGTTCTTGTAGACACGGCACTGCATGCAATCTAGGATCAAGCTCTCATCAAGATCAGGGCGGCGCGATGCGTAGTATATCATCATCTCAACGACAACATCTTCAGTCGTCGGCACTTCTAAGACAGGGCATTGCTGCTCGAAAGTCTTCACGTAATCCCTAGCCTTCTGGGATTTTATGAGGGCAGGTCGGCCTTTTATCAACACCATCTTGCGTGAGTTCGCCTTGGATGCGGGTTCACCATGCACCGTGAATGTAACGTCAAAGTCTCCCATATCTTCCCCTAAATATTCCTATTTGACTTTATGTTCCTATTGTGATTTAACTACAGACCAGTGGAGAAAACAATGAAAATAACGAACAAGCATAACCTACCAGATGCTTTCCTAAACTTTGCGCGGGACGATAAGTACTCAAAGGGCAAAGCGGATATCAGCGTGACAACTCTCATCGACTCACCACGAGTGCGCCTGATGAAGGATTTGTATGCAGATAAAGCAGAGACAGACGTGGTCGATATGATCTGGCCCCTGTTTGGTACGGCAGTACACCACATTCTTGAGAGTGCCGATGATCCTGCGAATGTGCAGGTAGAGGAACGCCTGTACGCAAACGTGGCAGGTTGGACTTTGTCTGGTGCGCTAGACCATCAAGAAGTTTTACCTGATGGCACCGTTCAGATCACGGACTATAAGGTTACGTCCGCTTGGTCTGTGATCCTTGGCAAGAAAGAAT